TTCATTTTCCCTTGCCATAGTTTCTCCATTAAGTTTGATACATCAGGATGTAGCTCCCAGGTTAAAACATTTAATCTAGAAAAAAAATTTACTTCTTCATCTGACTTAGCAACATAAAATAAACTTGCATCCCCATGTTTTTTGATAGCTTTGAATCTATGATTGCCATTTCTTAATTGTAATTTTTCATCAACTACTAACGGACACAATAAACCCTGTGTCTCTATATCTCCTCTTATAGTTGCTTTAAATTCTGCGTGTGTGTTGTGTATTATTTTAATATCTTTAAATTGTTTTATCTGTAGCCTCTCTTTAAAGATCATGTACAAAGGCCAAATAACTTCTCCATGACCTACTACAATGTTTTTATGAAGCTTGTCCAAAGTCATCTCCTAATGCTACATCTACTTTACTTGGCACTTTAAATTCCATACAAGTTTCCATTGTTTCTTTAATGGTGTTTATATCATTTTCATCTTTGATATCAAAACATAATTCATCATGTATTTGTATTTTAGGTAAATACCCAGCCTCATAACAACTTACGATTGCTTGTTTTGTTTGATCAGCTGCAGATCCTTGAATCAATCTATTTAATGCTTTGTAGGTAAAGGCTCTTTTAATATTTTGTCTACCGTATTTTGAAGATGCGTTTTCAAATGTTTCTGGTGTGTGAATACCAAAATCTCTTGGCTCCCACATATCAAATCTACACTTACGACCTTTCTTAGTTCTAATAATACCCTCATCGCTTGCTTTTTTCATACATCTATCAGATAATAGCTTCACAAATGGTACCTTTCTATTATATTTTGCTATTAGCGCTGACGCTTCTTCTGTTGATAATCCAAGAGAATTGGCCAGTTTATTCTTTCCCATACCGTACATTAGTCCTAATCCTATTGTCTTTGCTTGTTTCCTTTCTATGCCTGCTAAATCAGCTACAGTTTGATGAAAGTCTGTCTCAGAATTTGCATATGCCTCTACAAGTTCATTGGATCCCTCGTATCCTTCTCCTATAGAGGCTGCGTAGTGAACTACCATTCTTGGTTCTTGCTGACTATAGTCAAATGATCCCCATCTACAGCCTGGTTCTGGTAAGAAGAGACCTCGAATTTTTGGGCCAAAGTCTTTATTACGAGCGGGTAGCTGTTGAAGATTAGGATTAGCCATAGACAGACGGCCAGAAACGGTCCCACCACTGTCGCTACGTAATTGATTAATCTCACCATGTATTCTCCCATTATGTTCGTATCTTAAAATTGAATCCAGGAATGTACCATGAAACTTGTTGATCTCTCTAGCCTGTGCTATATATTTACTTATTTCGTGTTTCGAATTAGCTAACCAATTGGATGTAAAAGATGGCTCATGAGTTTTGTCAGTACGTGGATAATCTATCCCTAATTTATCGTAAGCTTCTCCTATTTGTCGTGCTGCCCATATGTCTATGTCTTTTCCTACTAATTGCTTTATTTTTTGTAAATAAGTTTTCTCCTGTAATTGGAACTCTTTCTTTAAAGCATGAGCTTTATCTACGTCAACCAAAACCCCTTTTTCCCTCATCTTAATTAATATTGGAAGTAGTTTAGCTTCTAACTCCCAAATCGTTTCTAAGTTTTGATTGTAAATTTCTGGCTTAAATCTTTGCCATAATAGGTACGTGAGGCGTGCATCTTGTTCCGCATAGAACCCGACATGCTCTGCAGGTAACTTCCACATCTCTGCTTTAGGATCTATACCATGATCCTTTGCAGCTTCTTTTAAATCGTTTTCGGACTTCAGCTCACCAAGATAATCTTTAGCCAATGCATTTAAACTATAAGACCATCTGTTTTCATCAATGATACCCGCAGCTATCATTGTATCTACTATTTCACCATTAACTTCAATACCCATATGTCTTAACCATCCAACATCGTATTGTGCGTTATGAAATATTTTTCTTGCAGGTAACTTACAAACATCTTTCATGTATTGTAAAACTTGTGGCTCGATCATATTACCACCACCAAAATGTTTAAATGGATAATATCCTTGCCAACCTTCTACAGCTACAGCAAAACCAATCACATAGCCATTACCAGTTGCCCAACCTGCTCCTAGTTTATTATTAATACCCTCATCTCTTGTTTCTAAGTCAATTGCAATCTCATCATACTTTGATAAGTCTTTATACTCTGATGGACATGACCAAATATGTTTTTTAAAGTTAAATGTAAATTGTAATCCTGTCATACTGATACCTTTTTGTTGTAGTACGTTACCATTCTTCGTGATCCTTCATACTTTGCTAGTCGTCGTTTCATTATTTGGTTCTCTAAGTATAGTTTTTCATTTTTTTGTTTTAACTTATCTATTATCTTTCGAAATCTAAGGTGCCAATTTTTACCAAGATCTCTGTCTCCAATCATTTCTTTTTTTTCATGTCTCTAAGTTTAAGTATTTCTAAATCACAATAGTGTTTAATCTTTTCTAAATCCTCGATACCATTTTTATTCATATATCTACAAACATATTTAATTACGTTGCCTTGGAAGAACGTTAAATTGTTTTTACTAATAAATTCATAAGGCTGTATACGAAACTCCTTATAATGATTTCCGCCAATCTGTTTACTTTGCGGAAAAGCTTCTTCTAATAAATCTTTATTCGTCATACACCACACATCCCTTCACATTCTTGATTAAATAAATCTGGACCCTCATCATCTTTGAACTTAACCTCATCTAATGGTACACATTGTCGATGTACAAAGTTTTTAACTTTAGGGTTATGCATACGCATCTTTTTATCAAATTCTACAGCAGATGCAAATTCTTTCGGACGGTTGTCTCTCATATCAATCCAAAACTTATCATCATGAAATGGACATCCAATGCATGCACTCTTAACTGGTATTTTAAATCCTTTACCTTCATACCATTTTAAACAATCCTCTCTTGACATTTTTTTATCTATCAATGGCCATACATTTTTCTGCCACCAAAATCTTGAAGGCTTCATACGCATAATTTCATCAGTTGATATACCAACCCAAACTTCTACAAATTCTGTTTTTGGAAATCTTTGTCTTGGTTTAAGTCCACATAGTTCTCTAATCTTTTTAGCAATCGGAGTAATCTTGTATTCTCTTGTACATTGTCTTCTACCCATACCTTTCTTACCTTGTTCGTTTAAAGTATAGAATGGTGCAGAAGCAAATTGATTACCACCTGGTGCGAGAGCCGTGAGGATGTCATCTTGGATATTACCTTTCTTAACTAAATACACAGGATAACTTAATACTGACTTTAGATACTCTAAATGTTTTATTACAGGTTCAGGTTCCCAACCCGTATCAGCGAAGATAGCTGCGTCTGGCTTTACACCAAACTCTCCAGCATCTGCCATCAAGGCCATTGTAGAGCTTTGTACTCCTGCTCCAAGGCTTAGTATTCTTAGTTTTGGTTCTTTGTTACTTTCCATATTGCCCTTCCTATTTCTTCTGCGATTTGCGGGACGATAGAGTTTCCCAATGCTTTAAGTCGGTATACCCGCCCGGGTACCCCATTAGCCACTCTACCCACACTGGGTTCAAACTCCCACCAACTTTCTCCCCTAGATTGCTCTTGCCTCGATCTACTTTGCTGTCTTTGTACATGAACTCTCTCGGTGTCGGCCACATTATGTTTGGATGTGCTACCTGATCGTTCAAACTGATTGGCATTTTCTTTTCTACTTTCATCTGCATTCTTTTTGCTGAGCTTGCTCCCCTGTCGCAATGTGCGTCTGGAGTTCTCCATAACCTCATTGTTTCTGGATCCACTTGTTCTCTCAGATTCGATGGTCTCGTTCTGCCTTTTCTGTGTCCCTGCATTAATTTCATTGTTCCCTCTTTTGATCTTGGAGGTAAGTGATCCATTGTGTTTGGAGTAGCCCACAATCCAGACTCTGTCTCTTTTGTGGGGCGCGCCGACGCCTGCAGCTGGAATAACAAACGTTTGGACTTCGAAGCCTTCACTTTCCAAATCAGAGCACACTGTCTCGAAGACCATGCCGTCTTGGATGTTAATAAGACCTCTGACATTTTCTGCAATAATGAAGGTGGGTTGGACTTCTTTAATGACTCTAAACATTTCTGGCCAGAGATATCTATCGTCATTGGTTCCTTTTTGTTTTCCTGCAACGCTGTAAGGCTGGCAGGGAAACCCACCTGTGAGTATATCAATTCCTCCGAATGTTTCTTTAATTTCTTTCCCTTTACACTTTTTAATGTCATCGTATATCTTAACTCCTTTCCAATGTTTTTGCAGCAACAATCTGCAATATTCATCTCTTTCGCAGAAGGCTATTGTTTTAAATCCTACTTTTTCTAAGGCTAAACTAAATCCACCAATACCGCTAAAAAGATCTAAATGATTCATTT